AAATTGGTCGGGCAGAGAGGATTCGAACCTCCGACCCCCACAACCCCATTATGGTGGTGTAAGGACGGCATCTTATTGATTATATTGAAAAACACCCTTAAATCTGGCCTGCAAAAAACTACATTTCGCTGCATTTAAAAACAACAGGTTAGAACGCTTTTCTTCTAACCGTTTCACTCCCCCCAGGTCGCCAAAGGCGGCACCTTATACCGCCCATACAACAACTGGCTGGCGTGAAACGTTGCCCGCTCTTCTGCCATACCCGCGTCATACATCATAATGGCGATACGCTCCTCCAAATCCTCGCGGTGTTCTGGTGAGAGTATATCTGGTGCGGATGGGTTATAGAGGCTTTTACTGTACATAACCACAGCATATTCGTGGCGCCACGAAATTGATAGAGGCTGTGCCTAAAATCCAACCCCTTCCCCCGTGTGCCGATACTTCTTAGTCTGATACAACCCACCCTCACTCTGAGCGGCCACCCTGGCCCGCTGGCGGATTGATCGGTTCACGTCGATAGGTCGAATCTGGTTACGCGGGTTCTTGCTGTTGAACGCTTTGATATCCGCCTTGGTCTGGTCCAGCATCTCCTTATCACCCAGGCGACGCGCTAACGCGAACCGGTTCATTAAGTTGCTGCGACGATGCTTAATGCTCATCTCGGCCTTTTTGGCTGCATTGTTGCGGTCGTATTGGCGGTTAACCTCCCCCACACTAAACCCGATCCCCTGCAGAAACTCCTGCCAACCATCGGTATCCACCACCTGGCGCCCGTCCATGGTGTTCACGCCTTCCTGGTTGTAGCGGTAGGCCTTCAACGGGTCGCGGATGAATTTAGGCACTGCCGCCTCAATACCGCGCTCGATGTTGCCATCCTTGATCCGGTCGTAGGCTTTACCGAACCCGGTGAAGATACCGCCGATAGGGCCAAAGATCTGCTCCATCACATTCAGCACCAGCGCCTTGCCCTCCTCATCCCGATCAGGCGGACGAAACCACAACTTCACAATGTCGATGTTCACCCGGTCGGCAATGCCGATATCGGTGGTTGCCTCGATGGGGCCTTTACTGATTGCATGACTGCCCTCAATGCCAAACTCCTCAGCCATGAAGTTCCTAAACTCAGTATCAAAATCAAAGTCATCATCGGGATCATCAAACAGCGCATTGGCCACCATGCTCACCATCGTCCAGATAGGCATCCCCATAGCGCCAACGGCTAGCGAGTGCATGCCCATGATTCCCACCAGCTTCTGGCGGGCCATCTTCCGCGCCGCCTTGGTCTCGCCCTTCATGGCCTGCTGGAAGTTACGCGCCAGTAGGTAAGTCATGTTCAGGCTGAACTGGCGAAACATCAGCACCACCTTAGCCGTATCGTTCTGCATGAAGCGTGCTTTATTGGCATTGGCGTAATCAAAGTGACTCTCCCACGTCAGATCGATCGCCTGACGCACAGCCACCTCGTGGCTCTTGCCTGCCTCCCGCGCCATCCGGTAAGTCGCCATACTGGTGATCTCCCGGTTGAACTTCTCAGCGTGGTGAAACATGCCGGCGATCACCGCCATGCTCTTGGCCCGCATGGGGTTGTAAATCGCGCTATCGGTCTCGCTCAGGCCCACCAGGTCGTGGGTTAAGGTCTTATCGATCAAGCCGGAATCCACAAACTCACGATAGGCCTTCAGCTCATCACCCTTCAATGTGTTCTCAATATCGAACTTGCCCGCAAAGTAATCCTTGCTTGCCTTAGTCAGATGCTTACTTGCCGCCCCCCACGAATAGTTGGATGCCATAATAGGCATAGCCACAAACGGGGTCTGTGTCACGTTCACGATCGCCGCGGCCGGGCTCAGGCCCAGAAACCACGTAAAGCCCAACCCGGTCAGCTTGCTGGCCAGCGCCCCACTCTGCGGGTTCATCATCCACTCATGGCGCTTACCCATCTCCCGGTAAAGATCCGCCGCCCGCTCAGGGTGAGAGGATTCGCGCACCTCCGCCTTCATCATCTCCAGCGTGTCCTGCAGCTGGTCGGCATACTTCAGCTTGGCCAGTTGGTAGTTGGCATGGAACACGTTTTTAGCATACGAGCGCAGCGCGTCATTACTGAAGCCCGGTGTTTTCTTTCGGTGAATAAACTGCTTGCGCATGCTCAAATCAGGCAAGTGAGTCAGGTAAAGCTGATAGATAGCATCCTGCACCTTCTCGCTCACAGAGTTCTCACCACCCACCTCGTTAATGGTCTCCATCACATCGGCAACAAAGCCCATGCTGGCACCATCCACCGCCTTGATGTTCTCCAGCTTCTTGCCATGGCTGTACTCAATGCCATCCTTGGCCAGCTCGCGCATAAACGCCTTTTGCTGGCCGGACTTCTCGAACATGAAGAAACCCGGGTTATCACCACCCTTCACATTCACCCAGTAATCGCCGTGACGACCCAGTGGGAAGTACGGCCCCTCCTTCAAGGTGCGCTCAAACTTCCGTTTCATGTTGGTGATCGCCAGCCGCTTGGCTTTATCGTTGGCCTTGTCGCGCTGGATCTTCTCGATGATCGCATCGAAATACGCCTTAATTTGCTTCTGGTACTGCTCGCGCACCTCCCGATACAAATCCTTCGCCTCCTGTGGCAACTTGTCGTAGCGGGCCTGCAGCTTGGCATGCTCAGCCTTGCGGTTAGGTTCGTTCTTGAGCTGTCCACGGATAATCTTGATCTCTTCCATGATCCGGGCCGTACCCTCTCCACTACGCCCCTTAGCCTGCTCCTGCAGCTTCTCAATCTCGGCCTTAGCCTCATCCCGTGTCCATAGTGGAGAATACGCCTCAGCAGGATCAGCACCGGCAATAGTCGCATCGTGCATCACAGCCGCCGTGCGATCGGCTACGGCCTTGCCCACCTTACGATTAAAGGCATGCCACTTGTTCGCCAACTCGGCAGACTCCGAAACCTTGGTATTGCGAAAAGCATCCATCTCACGGGCCATGGTCTCGTAACGTGGCAGCGACTGCGGCAGATAGCGACGGCCGATATCAACTAGGTGGTGGCGAGTCAGTGCGCCCAGCCACGCCGGGCGCCAATCTTCAATAAGATCACCAATACCACCGCGAGACTTGCGGGCCTTCTCAGCCATCTTCTCAACATCGTTCAGGGCCTCACTGGAACCCTCAGGGGTGCGGGCTTTGCGGGCGAAGTTAATCTTGTCTATACTCTCAGTTGTCGATGCCTCGGTATCGGCCGGAGCCGCCCTCTCCCCGTGCGCCATAATGCCGGGTGACGACGGCTCATGCTTTATCAGCACATGGCTGTAAAACCGCTTACCATCAAACCCCTCGCGTACCACCAGCTCTACATCGTAAACACGCCCCTGCACATCCACCATGGAATCATACTTGTGCACCGCCTTAATATTGGCGCGACCCTGATTATCCTGTTCCACACCCTTATACGTCGCCTGCTCAATAATTTTATCCAGCGCCAAAATAGAAAGTTGATGATCGTTCGGATGACCGCCGCGAGCCTTATGCCCAATCGTCTTCTTAATGCCAGAGTTCGCCACGTGAATCACATCACCCGTGTCTTGATTAACGAACTTCTTCCCAACAAATCGATCCTTAGCAATCGCAGACACCTGCTTAATCAGATCCGCACGGTCAGAATACTCAGGCACCTTATCAACACGCGGAATATCACCTCGTGATTTAAAGGCCATATTCGCCACCTTACGCGCAGAACCACCACGCTCCGCCCCGGTCATCACCCACCGGCCATCACGTTTAATCAGCTTGAAGGTAGTGTTGCCATTCTTCAGAATCGCAGCTTCACCATCGCGGTGAACAACTTCCGCCCCCGCCACCAACGCCTCAATGTTCTGGCCAATATCCGGGTACCGCGCCACGATCTCACTCGCGCCATAGCGGCCATCCTTACCATGCTCCAGGTCGATATTGCCCAGCTCCTTGTGGTGCAGCACATCCACGGCACTATCCACCTTGCCGGTATCACGCCGAAGGAAACGCCCAGCATCCACCAGCAGTGCCTCAAGCTCTGCATTGCTGAACTTCAAGGAAGGAAACCCAAGCTTCTTGAGAAACTTACGAATCGCCGCATACACCTTCTTGGCAAAGTCACCCAGCACACTACCAAACTGGCGTTTCTCCGCCATTACCGCGATGATCTCTTTCGACTCCTGCATAGGGTCAAGGTCGACGTAGCGGCTTCGCACCTCCTCAGCAATCGCCAACACCTTCTTATTGCCGGCATCCTTCAACCACTGCACCTTATCCAGCAGATCGCCCAAGGTCTTCTCGTCCATCATGCTCTCAATGGCATAGTGGCCAACAGTCTCATGGGCTAGATAGGTCAGCGCCTCCTGGCGGCTGTTGATGTTGTCCGCCACCAGGTAAACGTTGTTCATATCGTGAACACCAGCCACCGCCCCGCCGTCGCCGGCCTGCTTTCGAATATGAGGCGGCAACTCACTCACGCTCTTCACCACATTCACCTGAGGCGCATTCTGGCCAAAGCTCAGGCGTACCGGTGCCGCCCACTGCCGCACCTCGTCCACACTGGCACGCTTGCCCTCACTGTTCGCCTTCTGGCTGCGATAGATCACAATCGCATCTTCTTTGGGAATGCCTTGGCTTTCCATTGGCTTGGAGGATTGGCGCTCTTCAGGGGTGAAGTCTTTGCGGGCTTGAACGTCGCGAGCTTCTATTTCGCCAGCTAGACGATCGTACTGCCCAACCTTGTCCAAGCCGCGATGACGTTTCAATCTATCAACATCATTTTTGGCACTTGAAATAAACTCCAGCCAATCAGGGTCATTGTTTTCTTGATATTCATGTTCCAGTTCAGTGACATAATTTTCAGCTTCCTGAATGCGCTTATCTGTCACCGGAAGAAACTGCTTAGGCGTTCCACCGCTGGCAAACCCCTCAATCTCCTGAATGGCATGCTGAATCTCGTGCAGCAATACTGACTTAGCTTCCTCTTGGTTGGTTATTGAATCAATCCCTAGCGTAATGACACCAGGATCGTGCTCACCACTCTTTTCAAAACTCCCACCATCGGTGTTTTTATCAAATCGAACACGAACATGTTTCAGTTCAGGATACGAATTAAACAGTGATTCGTGATCGATGACGGAAGCAAGAGGTACCGCTAGCGATTTTCCATCCTCATTGAACGAAACGCCGAATGCAGTCCTGTAACTGTCTAGAGCGGTCCGCTTTTCGTCTTGAGTTTTGGCATTTGTGATATCCGCGAAGCGCTGATTTAGAATTGACCACTCAGGCTTATAGGTCGCCCCACTATCATCCACCTCAAACCGCCACTGGTCGTCGTACCCCTTAAACCAACCTGTCTCATTACGAATAGCCTCAGCGTCCACACCCTGCTGATCCATCTCCACTGCACGCGCCAGGCGCGACTGATCGGCAGTCTCAGCCTTGCGGCCAGCATAAGCAAAGTTGACTTTTTGCTGCTGTCCTTCGGGAACAATCTCACCCGTCGATTTATCAAACACCCCACCAGGCGATTCAACCCCGGCCGCCGCGTAAGCAGGTACCGGCTTCTTCTCGGCCGCCACGGGCTGAATCTGATTATCTTCCCGTACGGGATTGGTTTCAGCAGCGCCATTCCCCAAATCGAACTCTTCGGAATTCCCTAAAGGTTGGTCTACCACAAACCCCTCAGGCGGCTGCGGCACATCCTCTTGCATAGGCGGTAGATCCTTGGTGTTCTCCACCAGCGAATCCAACTCATTGCCAGACCTGGCATTAGCAACGGTCGCCTTGGTCACCGCCGCTTGGGTCAATTCAACAGGCAATCCCAACAGCTCCATCAGAGACTCAGCCAGAAAGTCGCCCTTGCCAACAGGCTCATCCACCGCCACCTTGCCGGCAGCATCGCCAAAACCACCGCCCAGCATCTGAATCACCGCCTGAACAGGCACATTCACCCACTGATTAGGGCCAAACTTAAGCGGCAGCACCGCACCAGTAGCACCATCAACAACCGCTTGGGCAAGGCTCTTCTTGGCAGCCTTGGCCTCCGCATCGTCATAGGTCAACCCGGCAACCAAACCCTCGGCAACGTTAGGACCAAAAGTAGAGGCAGCAGACGCAGCACCAGAACCAGCCCCCAGTGCCGCCATGGTCTTGGCGGTTTGCATGGCTCCAGAACCTACCCCAAGTAGATTAGAGGCCCCCTTAGTACCGACGGCAAACGTAATGAAGTTGGGTACCTGCTCGCCGGTCTGGTTAATCACCAGGCCTAACTTATCCGGAGAATTCCAAAACTCATCACCAAACGCCGCCAGCGCCCCCTGCCAATCCTCAGCCTTGTTACCAGCATCAACCATGTGGCGCATAGACGGGTGCTGCGGTAGCTTTTCAATTGCCCGTTGATGGTCCAGTACTTCAGCCCTGTCGCGCGCGGTTTGGCTATGAAGCCACTTGCCCACAGACGACGTATCAAATGGTCCTTCGTCATCAATTAACGCATCGCCCAGTAGTACAGCCGCAGCAGCTAGGGTCTGCTTTGCGCGATGCGCACCGGTCTTAAGGCCAGTCATAAAACCGCCACCTTGTTCGTCGAAGCGGTCAACCTCTTGTTGGCGAAGATCATCCATCGTCGCCGGTACGCCGTTGCTATCGATCGCAAAACCGGGAGGTGGTGTAGGACTGGCAGAACTATCAGGCACATCAAGCATAAAACCAGGCGGGGGAGGTGGAGTATTGTCAATAAGCTCACTCTTATAAGCCGATCGGTCCTGTGCTGCGGAAACGGCCTCTTCGATAGTATTGAAAGATGGTAATCTCTCGCCGATTTTTACCCGCTCTATCGCCCTACTAATGGCAATTTCTTGCTGCTGATCAGTAACGTTTCTGCTGTTTCTAAGCGCATCCAAATCTACTTGACCTTGAACAAGCGTAGGGATATTTGTGGGACGCCCTCCGTTTAATCTTGGATCTGTTACCGTGATACTGATTTCGGTTGAATTGCTACCATCACTATTGTCGAATCGGCCGAGCTCACCGCTCCTGGCGTCCATGTGGCTAAAATCAGGCGGTTGCGCATCAATTACAAAGCCGTCAGGCAGTGGAGGAACTACTGAACTGGAACCCATTGATTACCTCTTAGCTCCAGGCGTTCGCCTGTTTGTGGGTTGGTGGCGGTAACCGGCGCCTGCTGCTGGCCTGTAGGCTGCCACTGCTGAACACCAAACGCATCATTAGGATCAGTCGGCGCCATGCGGCCAATCTCCCGATTGTTCTCGATATCAACGATAGTGGTTGATCCAGTCGCCGGATCAGAAATGGTCTTAAACGTACCATACGCCACACCACGCGCCACCTGCTCAGGGAAGTTTAATTTAAGCATCTCCTGATACTTCTGCGCCGCAGAAGAACCGCCGCCACCTCCACCACCAGCTTTAGGCGCAAACTGCGCATACCGTTCACCCAGTCGAGAAACAGTCGTCGCCGGGGTGGCCGTATTCATATTCACCAACTGCTTCTCCATCTGCCCATCACCGGCCCCAGACTCAACCACCTGCCAATCAGGCTTGGTTGAGCTAATAATTGAATCCAGATCCTGCGCCTCAGCAATAAAGAGATGACGATTATCAAACGTCGCCTCCTTTGGTACCGGGATCTTGTTTTGCGTAAGGATCTGCGTCGCAAGCTGGAAGTCTTCGGGCGTTTTGGCAGCGGAAAACATCTTAGCCACTTTGGTGTTGTTATCCTTGATCCGCGCCAGCTGCTGCTCATTCATCCCCGATAATGCCTTGCGAATACCCTCAGCCTGCTCAGGCGCCATGGCCACCAGCTTGGGAAAAGCGGCTTCATCGCCACCAGCATATTTATCAGCTAACCGGCTCACCTTGATCTGGTTGGCTCGATTACGCCCAGCCGCATCGGCATTGATCATATTTACACCGGCACTATCACCGGCCTGCATTGCAGATACAAAATCACGCATTACTCACCTCACCCATTCACTTGGCGGTTGTAGATGTCGTACAAGCTGCTCTTGTTATTGTTGTACAAATAGGCGTTGGCCACGTTGCTGATACCGTTCGACCAGGCATCAGCCTCAGCCATTCCCGCATTACCAATCCGCGCCGCATTCCCCTGATTGGCACTATTGATAATGTTCGCCGTATTCGCCCCCATATTGGCACTGGTGCCGGTGGCCGTCTGGCCAATACGCGCAACGGTAGCCAAACGGTTGAGGCGGTCTTGTTTCTTGCCATAGTTGAGGTTGGACTGATCAAGATCCAAACCATACTTGGTCAACAGACGGCTGGTGTTGGTGTTATTCGTCGCGTACTGTCGATTAAATGAATCGTTCGCATGAGTGGCAGCGAGGCCAGAAATGCGATCAGCAATCTCCACCAAACGCCGACCACTGTTGCCTCCACCGCGCGCGCGCATCGCCGCATCGACAGCGCCCACCGCCTCATTTTTAATGAAGTTATAGCCAGGATCGGCCTCTAGCTTGAACTCAAACGGTGTCAACTCGGGCGCCGCGGGCATCACCTCACCTTCAAGCGGCTGCTCCCCATTAAGCCCAAGCTCAGAAGCAAGCGCAACGATTGCCTTATCGCCATACTCCCGCTGAGTCGCCGTATCCTCTCGTGTTAGATCAAACTGGCGACCAGCCTCCCCCACAGTCGCTTCGGTTGCTTTTCTAGAAGCATCCGCCGCATCATCAGCCGCCTCAGCGCCAATAAGCGCACTTGCCAAAGAAGACCCACCAATTACCGCCGCCGTACCCCAATCCATACCCGCACCTCCTGCCGCCCCTGTTGCTGTTGAACCAGCAGCGCCACCACCTCCACCCCCGCCAGGCGCATAAGGCGCCAGCGCGCTAACAGTTGCAGCGGCAACAGCGGCATTCTGCGGGTTCTTCAACACATCAGCCGTTAACTGCCCCGCCGTCGTTTCATCCAAAGCCGACCCATCGATCATCTCACCAGTAGCCTCAATGGGCTCTGTCACCGTGCCAAATGGGTCTTTGGCAAAGTTTTCCAGCGTCATATCATTGGTCGCATTGCCCGCATTCTTCAGCTTATCGCCAACGTTATTACCGCCCAGCATCTTGAAGGCATTAGGAAACTTCCGATTCTCATGCTCCTTCTGCCACTCATCAGCTCTTTCAATACGCCAATCAGCAGTATCGGCCTGCCCTTGCGAAAATGCCCCCTGATCACCACCACTCTTATCCAGCTGCTCAAGCACGTAAGAAGACGATGGTAGATTAAGACTGCCACCACCCTCATACCCGCGCTTTGCCTCATCGATCGCTGTAGTAGTTGCCGTGTTGAGCTGATCAGTTGTGTACCCTTTTACATTTTTAGCCTGCATGGGCTTAGCCACCAGCTCGTACTGCTGGTCGGGCGTCAACGCATAGAAATCATCCAACAGCTGCTTGTACTGGTCAGAGTTAGAAACATTGGTTTGTGTAGTCCCACCAGAATACGTGGTGGTACCAAAACGATTGTTAGGATCAAACCCAATATTCTTAAGCTCAATGGCAAGCAAGTTACTGTTGTAATATGTTTGATCCTTACCAACCAACTGATCCATATTTACATCAAGCGAAGACCAATCAATATTCTCAGCAGTCGCGTTAGGATCAGCCGGATGAAGCGAACCACCCCCACCCGCAGACCGACGAAGATCAGTCGAAGGCAGAGCAGTCAGCGTCCGCTGCGGCTGAGACTTATTGGCATTTCGCTTAGCATCAGCCATCGCCTTTTTCAAATAACGCTGAACCATTCTACTCGCCATAATTAACCTCCATTCTTAGGAAACCGGGCCTTAACCTCAGCCCGCTTCGCTTGTAATTGATTCGCCTTCTCAGGCCGCCCCTCAACCAACTGCTCCCACAATGCCTCTATCATCACATCATGAGTAATCCCCGCATCCAGGTAAGCCTGCTGACGCTGTTGTTCAACGGTGAGTTGTGGTGGAACGTAAGGGGCTATTTCATTGCCAGCGTCTAACCATTCTTGGATGTGTTCGGCTGGGTAAATTCCTGACGGCCATGGCATTGTCCTAGCATCATTTACCTTAATCATGGTGCATTCTTTATCAATCCATTTAATCGATACAATATTCACAATTCAGACTCAGCGTATACAGAATATGTAGTTTGGTTGTTTGTGCGCAAAATAGTACCAACACCAGCAGTCTGACCACCAGCGGTGTAATTCACATTTAACTGAAGTGTTTTTTCACTATATTGTGCAAGCGTAATACCATTGATTGCGCCGCCACCTAATCCACCACCAGTGGTAATAAAAAAGTTACTTAAACTTCCTTCGTAAATAAATGAAACGCTATTACGCAACTCCTCAGGCATTTCCATAAGAACCACGGCAGTAGTTGAACCACTCCAGTACCCATTTCCAATTGGTGAATATGGAAAATTTGGCGTTACCCTGTATAGATAACGCTCCTCACGATACCCAAGCGGATGCACATCATTAAACACCGTAAACCTCTCACCATCTTCAAGCTTCACCTGAGCAATATCAAACGTTCCAGATTGCTGCCCTAGCGCCCCACTTCTGCTATCGTAATTAACCCCAGCATCGAACCATATGATGGCTTGGAGATAGTCATTATTATTTGTTCCAAGTGTTTTGCCGCTAATGCTGGCAACATCAAATACAGCCAGAAAAAGTTGCCATTGTGTAGTAAGCGTCAGGGTGACAGGGCTTATATAAACCGTCCCTGATGGACTCCCGCCAGTTCCAAAAACTTGTACTAACTCTATTGCAACGCTGCGACTCGCATCAGCCTTAGCCCAAATCGCGGCGCATGCTTTACCACCAGATAACGTGGAAACATGCTCAACGCGCTGGCTCATAACTGAATAGTTAGAAACACCGGCCGAAGACGTAACAACAGTTCGAGCGTAATATTTAGGATTCCCATGGACATCAGTCTGGCCAACTGTAAACGCCTGCCGCGTTACTGAGTGAGAAGACCCATTAGAATCCCAGCGCCACCGATTAGCAGAGCCGTAACCGTTACTGGTCTGAGTCGCCCCATAATCCCACCGATCAAAATTACCGTTAATGATCCAGTTAGGATTGCTATTCGTCTCCAGCGAAGTAACCGCCAACCACACCCGATACAGCCAGTTATAAACCAGTCGAGGAAGAAGGCTAGCAATCCCCTTGGGCGGCTCAAGCGTAGCCATCAGCAACCACCCTTAAAACTCATACTCAATCCCTTCGATATAGATAGGATCAGCATCAGTAGACCATGCAATATGATGATTCCGGCGCTTGAAACTCCCCACCCGCCTAACTGAAGTAAGCGCACCAAGATCAAACGACTTGGCATTACCAAACGCTAGATTATTCTCGTTCGAATATTCAACCGCCACCGAGTTAGACGCGCTAGTCTCCTCAGAAACAAGCCTCATCGAATTAGGAAACTTCTTCCTACCCGTACCCCCATCAAACTGCCCAGTGTAAGACTCACACACAATAGACTGATCTGGATAGGCAGAGCCCGCATCTAGCATTTGATCTTGCTGGGTGCTTTGAATAGAAGTGTGAGACAACGACACAATGTCGCCATTATTCGTCATTCCATACCCCGCATAGAGAGAATAGGTCTGATTAAAATAACTAATAACCGAAAAGGCAGAATTAAGCCCAAGTGCCGTTTTCCAAATGCTCCACTTGCCACTTGTTACATCATAGGCAAGCGTCACCCCATCCATATAAGCCGCACCAGCATCGTAAATCAGGTTCATAATGTAATAGACGCGGCCCGAAACCGTAGCTGACGACCCCACCACAATAAAACCAGGCGAGCTATAAGTCAGCGCAGAACTCAAATAGTTATCAATCGTTTCCGACGAGATCTTACTCATCGCCAGGTTGTCCAGCATAAACACGCCATAACCGCCCGTGCCAGACTGCCCGACAAAAAACACAACATCGCCATTCACCGCAAACGATTGCGGCTGATCCGTCCCCTGTTGATAAAAAATCCCCTCATGCCGCTGCAGTCGAGAAGAGCCACCAACCGACTGGCCAGAGTCAAAAAACACCTCCAACGAATCAGATCCAATCGCTAGAATGTTAGAGCTTGTCCCAATCAAAATACGGCCAGGGTCAGACGACCGCTCAGCTTCGAGGTAATTCAGCGGGTTAATACTGGTAGGATCACCCGGATCAGAACCATAAATAACCCCATCATGATCCATCCAGTAAGTAACGTCATTCAGCTCAGCCATGCCATGGCAAGTCGTCGCTGGAAAATCCGCATCAGTAATCAGCGTTGAAACATGGCTAGTTGTGATAGTCCACGCCTCATTGTTCTCAGTGTTCAACACCACCAACAACCCACCGCACTCAACGAAATAACACCGCTCCACCGACGTGGTGATGTAATTCATCGTCGCAACGACCGTAGGCGCACCAGACACAAACCGATAAACATACCGCCCACGGATGAAATAAATAGTGCTGTTCTTCTCCCAGTAATAAACCCCACGACCACTATTGGCAGCCCCCGACTGATCCAAGCACAACAACGCAGGCCGATTAGTCACCGCCATCCGATCATGCTTTTTCACCGAAATGCAGTTAACAGTACCTGACTCAATATCAGTTGGCGTAACACCGTTAAACTTCTTAACCAGCAGATCGGTAGCGGCAGAGATACGCATCAGTCATCCACCGTAAAATCAATGTGGCCGTGCTGGTTCTGCAGATCCAACAAGTTCTGGTCTGCTTTTTTCGCATTTGCTGCAATCGTTACACGATCCTCCATAGGAACCTGGAAAGTAGAAACAAGCTCATGCGCTACAATCCATTTGATTTCCGGTACAGCCCATGCTGGAATTGTTGCGACCGGCCAGCTGATACGCTCCAGTCGATAAAGACGCTCCCAAACCTCTTTGTATACAGCTGTAATAAGGTTCTCATCATCGGTACCAGGGGAAGAACCACCGTCCCCCCCTAGCTCCCAAAAAACCCGTTTCGCTAAATCGGTCGTAGTTGCCATGCATCAAGCCCGTTAGATCTTTTCAACGGAGTAAGCAAATCGCGGAATAGATACCGGTGACTCTTTTCCTGTTTCAGGGTCTTTGGTGAATGTTCGCACAACAGCGTTGCGCAGAACTTCAACATAGCGCTCTTTGAGTTTCACTCGCACACCACGTTGAATAAGAACATTCTTGCCGTTTACTGCAAGTTCTACATCGCCCTTTTCATCATCTCCAGGGTAGACTTCAACCCAGTACTCAGCCTCCTTCTCCTCCTCTTCAAGAAGGGCTTTGGATGCAGCATCGTGGCTTTCTTTGCTCACGTTATCGGGAGATAAATTCTCAACGGCTGGAGCCATGGTTTGTGAATAAACCATAAACGCCTGATCGCGCATTGCAGAACTAATATCTGCCACTCCTGCCATTGCCTCCAGCACCTCAACACGAGGCAACCCTTGCCCGGTGTAGTGCTCACTATTCTTGGGATCCATCTTTTTCAACCCCTCTAGCAGTGCACTCAAGGTCTCATCATTCATTTTCTCACTCATTGGTTAACTCTCCGGTTCTTTCTAAACGACAATAAAAAAGGGCGCCGCAAGGCGCCCTAATTGAATTACCAAACTACCGATTAGCTCAGCGTTTCAAGGTTGGTATGCTCGATTCGAATCATCCAAGAATCGTTCAAGATCTTGGTGGTAGTCGTAGCCTTCCAGCCGCTGGTAGCACGCTGGTTGAGTGGATCAGCTGTACCTGATGAACCAAGAGGCTTGATAATGTTTTTCGAAGCCTCGCCACTGAGTGGCACAACACCATAGGCATCTTTAGCAATGATCAACGTTGCATAAACATCGTTGTTTACATCACTGGTGGAGATCATGCCATCACCGCCAATCGCCGCACCAGAATCAGCAAATACCTTCGCGTTTGTACTCTTAACGAAACGGATATTCTTGTAAGAACCAATCTCGTCTTCCATCAGCTGCATCTGAGATGGATATTCCGATACAGGTACGTAACCGGTAATAGTCTCCAGCGTAGCCTCCGTATCCGGATGCACAATACCCACGTAAGCCGCTCGAATCGGCGTAGTGCCGATCTTAGTGCTTGCAGACAACACCTCATGGTGAAACTTCGCATTTTGATTGTTGAGGTAACGAATCGCAGTACGAAGATCTTTTGCCGCAATAGCTGTATTCAGCGTATTACGTGCCGAACCATTGGCATAGATAACATTAGTGCCCGCAGCCAATACATCACGGCGCACCTGATCGATAGTGGTACCTTCCTGCTCACCCAGCACCTCACCGGCCTCAGTCAATACAGGGTCTTGGTTTGTCATATCAACCATATCTGACAGAGTAATGTAATCGCCATACTGCGCGAGCGTTGCCGTGATATCGGTTACTGACAAACTAGAACCAGTAGGCGTCACGCCCTCGGTCAAAGGTGTAGTAGCCGGTGACAGCGCATTGTATTTGCGAAACTTGATTTGATTACCGTTACGCTTTTTGATAGGACGAACCTGACCAAAGCGGCCGTGAACATCAGCAGGCACCGCGCGGCGCAATAGATTGCGATCGTAATACGCCTGGGTAGCTGGTGGGATTGTAGAAACTGTATCAACCATGTTTCACCTCTTAAGCTGTAGTTTCCAGCGCGGCTGGATCAAGTGTTGATGCATAATTGATGTCGGTAACACCCGCATCAGCGTCCAGCTTTGCTGTTAATGCGACAAAAGCAGCTCGTAGTGCGGTCAAATCATTCAGCACCGCAGTAAGCTGATTAATGTCATTCTGGTTGTTTTGAGTAGTTGCAATACTCGCAGCCATGATTTATCTCCTAAAGGCGCCCAACGGTTTTATTCGCCAACGCGGCAAACTCCTCATCGGACATGTTTTCAATGTGTGCGACCGCCTCTCGATCCTGGCCTGGTGACGCTTGGATATTCCCAGCGCCAGAGCCCGGCACCGACATAGCAGCCTTTTTACCTTGCTTAGCCTCAAAGTCCTTCTTGGCCTTTTCAATAGCCGCCAATTTTTGAGACTCAGCAATACGCTGAGCACGCGCGATTTTTGCATCAGTGATATGCCGAATAGCATCGACCGGGTTGGACACATCGTTGGAAGAGAGCCGACTATCGACATCCTTAGCAAATTCCGGATCTTCATCAGCCAACTGGTCAAAGTCTGGATGAGCACCTGTTACTGTTTCAATCCAGGTTTCTCGCGGATCAGCTGCCTCAGGCGACTTCCCGCCTCCCACAACATGCTTAATACCTTCCTCAAGGCCTTCCCACTCATCAAGGATGCCAGGGCGATTTTGCAAACGCTCAAGCTCCTCACGTTGCTTCTGGAGTTCTTTCAGTTGTCGGGACTGGTCATGCCCCCACTTCTGAGCATCAGAGAGGCGCTTTTCTAAGGTCTCGATTTGCTTCTGGGCTTGAGCAATCGGGTCATCATCGGCGGGCTGTTCGGAATCCGCTTCTTTGCCGTTTTCTTGCTCGTCACCAGAATCAGCACTGGCGACCTCATCGCCTGAATTCTGATTTTCACTCTCTGGCTCGTCTTTAGGTTTAGAAGCTGATTCTCCAGCCTCTTCCGCCTCCATCTCAGCCAGGGCCTTGTCGTACTCTTCTTGATATATCTCCTCAGGCGATTTGCCTTCGTTTTGTTGCTCACTCACGCTAGTGCTCCTCTTTTGGGGTCCGTAATGGAGAGTCCCAGTGGTTTAAATCGCGGCGTCCATTTCGGAGAGTGCCGCATTGATATCCTCTAACTCACGATTTAAGTCAGAAGGAAGTTCCTGTAGATCCTGAAGTTCTTTGATTCGTCCGCGAATCTCCTCATCGTTAGAAGTGATTAGCTGCCCAGTCTTATCGATTTCACGACGCTTTAGCTCAGGCGAAAAAAAAGGCCATGCGATTCGCATAGCCTCTATCACTCGCGTGATCTCCTCACGCCGGGATCTTAATTCAGATATTTGTTCATCATCCATGAGCTTGCATTCCCATAGCATGTGGTTGCAGCTGCTGTACAAGCTCAGCTACTTGAGCGGTCAGTTTGTCCACCTCTTTCTCTTTCTTCTCCAATTCAGCGTCATGCATTTCCATCCTGGCAGCCAACGCCGCAAGGGTATTATCATCAGCAAGCCCTAGCTGTTCTGCCATCTTATGAGCAATTAAATCACCCAACGGGCTATCTTTAGGCATTACCTTCATCAGAAGCGCCATACCGGCCATGGGATCTACCGCAGGCTGAGTCTTCTGAGCCATACGTTCTTTGAGTGTTTCATCATCAAAGACCGGGGATTCTTTGCCAACCTGGGCTGCATCCCATACTTGCTCTAGCAGTTCACGCACATCAACCATATCTGCCGTAATCGGGTTACCTGTTGCCAGGGCCAGGAAGCCCTGCAACTTCTGCATAAGCACCTCTTTAGCCACAAATGTTGAGGCGCCAGTGGCTTTCCACTTCATAAAACTTGATTTGCCAAATTCCTTAATCTGTTTCCAGCGGGCAGCAACCTCTTCGCCGTGAATCTTCGCCACAACTTCCGGTTCCAGATACTCCAGATCCCACTCAATCAGCGACTCCAAATGCTCCTCTATCCACATCTCATCAATGTTCTGCAGCACATCCTTAAGAGGAAGAGAAGCCGCATTCATAATCATTGATATACCCGTGGCGGTATCGTTAAGGCTTTTGGAGTCATTGCCTTGGGTATATTTACTAATACCGGTGTCGTCATCACTAAAGCGTTCACTCATTTCAATGAGTGACAACCAACCATTAGTCACATCAACAACAGGTAAATCCATAATGGCCTGCTTCTTCTGCTCAGGAGTAAGACCTTTTTTGAACTTGTAGACCTTGCCTGGATAAATCTTAAAATCTTCGGTCGGCTCAAATAGAGATCTATCAACAGCGCGTGGTGGTAAAAGCGCCATCGCCTTACCCTCCTGAAATAAGCGAAACGCTGCATTCACACTCTTCTGATGAGGTGCATTATTTTCAGCAATACCAACACCATCCCACTCATGCGGCACTTCTTCATAGACCGCTCGCTGAGCTGGGCGTCTCTGATAAGGGCTCTCATCGGCTTTAACTACTACACCGCCAGCCATTACCACCAACGCCTCTACAAGATCATCATAATCATCATCTAAGTTTTCATGCTCAATACCTTCCTGCTTAGCAATCGAACTACGTGGCACTAAGCCAAAATACCGAACAACACGAATCTCTTTCTCGTTACGCCACAAATCGATATTGCCACGTAACGCCTTAGCAACATCAAAACCAAAATCCTGATCGTTCTTAGTGATACATTTCAGCGCTTCATCAACATTCTTGTATCGCGGATCGTTTTTCCATTCTGCCACCTTGGTCGGGCTCATCATCGTATGCCAGAAGATCCCCATACCGTCTTGAGCATCTACCGCATCAGGATCAGGCACAACATCCATCGCAGGCGCCAGCTCAAAGTAAGGTGCGTCATACTCAAAAACACGCTCTTCCAGGCTTGGAATACCTGTCTGTTTATCCATCACTCGCTGGACTTCTTTGATAGACGCTTTTTTAACAAATGGCCCAAATGTCACGCCGGTACCAAAAGAACACAATGTATAAACACCATCCTTAATCATTCGCTTGTAACTCATATCCTCAAGCTGCTGAATCAGGATGGCCTCAATTGTGTCGGAGAACTCCTTTAGCTCTTCATTGGTTGGGGATGTGTCAAATGGCATAGCTCCTACACCAAACAGAGAGTCGTTAATCTTTGCCTTAGCAGAACGTACCTTGTTGCGAGTTGACCCAATAAACAGCCCTTTTGCCTTCTTAGATTTCGCAACCCCGCTACCCTTGGTGTCATCATCACGAGGGATGCGCATCACATCCTGATAGCACTCCAACATTTTTTGATGCTGCCCAGCACGAGCATCGCGCCACTTTACAAAACGAGACTCCAGCAATGTCGCCAGCGGATCAGTAAACGCGATTGGTAATGAGTCGCTATCGTTAGTCATTAATCACCCTAAAAGTAAAAACCATCACCATCCGGCTCACGCTCTTCAACGTGGCTAGATGATGTTGAAATCGTCACCGGCTCAGCATGCGTCAAGCCCAAAGCGTCACCCCAATCCGGTGAGAATCCGTATTCCCGTTTAATCTTCTCCTTACGCCAAAGCACCTTACGATCTGAGCTATCTCGGTCGTAAGGCGAGGCACAAAGATCAGCCTGAAACTCATCACTATCAGGCACCTCCACCGGCATGTTTTCGTTATTAAGCCATGCCGCCGACTCACCCCACATCTCATTGCGCTTGTTGGTGTACTTGTCAGGATTAAGTGGAGAACCGCCGAACGAAATCGCCTTAACCCGATCCTCATACCCAAGCTCAATCAGCCGATCAACAATATCCGCCCCAGATCCCGAGTCGATAAACATCATGTCCGGTTTGCGCTTAGCAATCGGACACACGGTGTCTAGGATCTTCTTACACTTGGAAACACACTTACCCAGCGAATCAACATCAGCGCCAGTCCAGCCCTTCATGCCGTACGCCTTACGACCTTGCCTCTTAATGGTCGTGAAACGGTCACCGCCACGAGAAGGATCAACACCCACAACAAGCGGCCCCACCCCGGTCACCTTCTGCTTACGCGCCTTCATAACCGCATCAGCGGTAATCAAGCCGTCGCCCCCAGTCACTTGGAAGGCCTCAGCCGCGTTCATTGGGTACTCTTGCTTAAACGCCTTCAGGCCTGCCGCCCAATCAGAATCACCAGCAAGCTCAACTATCTTCGCCCGACGCCAAACAAGCTGCTCATACGTCAGCTCATACTGGTCAATCAGGTCGCGCTCTACCTGGCTAGGCTGGAAGTCATCAGGAACTGACTTCTTGTACTCATCCTGCCAATACCACGGAATAAATATCGCTATGAACTCAGATATCCCCGCCTCAGCCGCCTTCCACTGTTGATGAAAGAAGTTACCCACCCCATTGGCTGTGGATTCGTAAATAACCTCAGTACCAGGGAGATCAGGCACCGTCTGCAATATCCCCTTGGCATGCTCCGAAGCATTTGGCCAAAACGCCACCTCAGAACCGTGGAATAGCTGATTGGTACCAGAACGACCAACCGACTTATTCCCCGCAGTACCCACCTTGTACGACGAGTCTAGCCCGCCAAATACCAGCTCCTTAGCGCTGTCACCCGTAGGCGTAGGCCTTACCAGCAAAGGGCAATGTTCGTGATAGCGCTTCGCCATCCCGAAGATGTTTTTGGTAGCATCGGTCTCGTGGGTCAGGATGAAGGCCTGTACACCACGGTTATTCGAAACCTTCCAGTAAAACCGACCCTCAACGTAAGTCGATCCACCCTGCTGCCGGCCCTTAAGCAAGATCGCCCGCACCTTACCGGTAACGCGCTTTTGAGCCTCAAGCCTGGCATGGATATACAACTGAGCACGATTAAGCTCCAGCGGCTTAACCTCACCCTCTTTCGTACGAATCTTTAAGCAGCGAGGCGCATAGTGGAGAAAATCATCACGCAGCCGAGTGCGTATTCTCCGCTCACGCTCATCCACGCGAACTACTCCAACTCAGCCAAAGCGGCCTCATGGTTGTAAACGTTCACATCCTGCTGAACCCTATCCCCATACTTCTTAGGTTTCAGCTTCCCCATCAGCCACTTGCGGCTATCAGCTCTCAACCTGGCATGCTGAATAGCCTCGTTGGTCACCGCCATGATCGGTTTACCATCCACCAGCAGCGGCTTTCCATCCACCATAACCGGAGCCCCAACGTTATCCACAATCTCCAGATACTCATGCCCCAAAAACTCAGCCTTCGCCTCGTGCGCGCGCGCGTATCTCTCGGCTATCTCGTTGTCTTCGCCAATCCAATCCATGATGGTTGAGTAATCAGGAAGTAGATATTTCTTACCTTCCTCCTCATACCCTTCATCAAGCACCTGGCCAAGGCCCAGAGCAGAATTCGCCAGCCTGGAAAACACAACTCGAGTAGTTTTATCTCGGTCCCACTCCTTACCGTTAAGCTTCAACGGATGCACAGGAGGTTTAGGCCGCGACCTCCTGGCCACCGCCTTCTTCTTAGTCGCAGCCTTCTTAACAGGCGCCTTCTTAGTGGCCACCTTCTTAACCACTAACTACGCCCCAACCAGCGCCATCAACGAAGCAATCAACTCAGGTGGCAACGCATAACCAGCAGCACCAAGACCAGCCAAAACCGCCACCAATAAAATCTTTTTCCAATTCTTCTTCATGAGTAAAAACCCTCCGTAGGGCAGTTCCGCAGAAAGTGCGCCACCGTGCCCTTACCATTCTCAGTGTTGTAGTGCTTCTTCCAATACTCACCCAGCGCCTCAACATCATCAGCCGCAGGCAACGACTCAGGCACCGTCCAATAACGCAGCCGACACATCGCAGCCCCGAAGCGAAGGTTCCAGACCATCTCATCGGCCTCAGGCATACGATCACCGGTCGTCACCATGCGCAAAAACTTCGCGCGGATATCAGCACGACGCGCCAAATAATCCAGCGCCAGCCAGTCGTACGTGGCCGGCTCCATCTGCCACAAACCAACAGCAGGCCCCTCGGGGTATTGGCGCAAAAAGCACAGCTCACTCTCAGCGGCAGCAGTACTCACTACCAAATTCACCGCTGCAGGCGAAAACATCCCAATAGCCTCAAGCGCAGGTACCACGACCTCATCACGCAACTGCTCAACGTTAATCATGCACACGCCCCTCAATCACAGAAACACGACGCTCAAGCCCGTTAATACGCTCCTCAACCGCCCCTAGGTTCATCACAGAAAATGCTTTACGAAGCTCCTTGATCTCATCCGCCATCGTCTCAAGCTTGGCCTCTTGCCTGGCATCAGCTTCCAAACCTTTCATGGACGACTGCCCAACCCAAATGATCAGGCCGATCAGAATCGCCCCGATAATCGTTTGAGCATGTCGCTCCATTACGCTATTCCCTTCAGGTTTTTCAGCCATAAACCCTCACAACCTCCAGACAATAAAAAACCCGCCACCAGTCACCCGGGGCAGGTCGTCACACATCAAAACCCTAGTAATTCGCCAAGTTCCGCACGTAATACGTGAACTGCTCAGTCACCTTCTCGCCACCGCTATCAGTTCCCTCAACCGTCACCACTCGCTTCTCACGATCATTCGAATCACTAATAATCGTATTCTCAGCAGATGTAATCGCTACAGTGTCCGTAGCAGTCGGCGTACCGATGGCCGTCCAATCAGTCACCACAGAATCATTCGTCTCGCAATCAATTCGATACCTGGCAGATGCAGGCGCATCATCCGCCCCCGCATTATCACGAAACCAAAGATGCAGCGTGGAAGCACTCCCGTCATTGATAACAGGATCCCCCATCAACAACAACGAACGACTCGACACAAGCAACCTCCAGGCATAAAAAAAGCCCGAACGGTTTCCCGACGGGCATTTATGGATTTTGAAAAATCGTAGCTAAAAAGGGGATAGAAAACAAGAGGCAGAACTGTATATTTTTACACTGTAATTATAACCACCTGTTTTTTATACAGTAAAAAACTATCTCAGGCGTCCATATTGGCAATGTTGCCAGTTATCTCTAGTTAGCGGGCAAGCCACTTGGTCAATATTTGCCATGGGTTTTCGTTATCCATATATCCCGCCTTAACACATCCATCGGCATGAATTAATTGCTCATCTATTCGACTGGCGATGATTGCTCTGTTACAGCATTTGCAGCGCATTAAGTCGCCATCCATTTGATACACCATTCCGAAATGACGAAGGCTTTCATTAAGATCGCTGCCGCTAACAAGCGCCATTGAGTCGGACGCACCTACCGCGTTGCTTGCGTCACCAGCGTTCTCCGCTTCACTTCTGCTATTACTCATAGTTTATATCTCCGTTATCCGGTGCGCCGCTCATGGCGGACGTTATGTTTCATTCGTAATAAAGAAGGTTCGGCCTATCCCTTCGCAGTACGGAAACCTTTTTAGCTTCTGCCTAATACTTCGTGCCGACCACGCAGATTGATTTTGCCAAAAGCTGAAGCTAATGCTTATGTTGTGCCTGAAGTTAAGCATTGCCCCGGTGACTCTTCCTTCGCCAGAAAAATCGATTTCGTAGGCATGGCACTTTTCCTGGGCAGCTATCTCTTTTGCCTTCTTGTATCTATCTGGTACTATCCCGGTCAGCGCTACATACAGAGTCAAAAGCCCCAAACCTATCCGAAGACAGACTTCTCTATTTTCTCCGCCTACCGTGACCTCAAGGCCAAGGCCTCCCCATTCGCCGACCTCAAACATCCAGTATCGTTTCTTGTCGCTGTAGTGCGAGCCTTTGCTGCCAAACCAAGCTATCGCTCGACGCTCCGAATATGTCCAGACATTCAAACCTAAAAACTTATAGTCACTCATAATCTTTCCTTAAAAAACATAACAACGGCAATTAACAGCGAGCACCTTCGCGGTGCTCAGTTGCCGCGTTATTGCTGACGTTAGGCGGGTAGAGCCTTGCCTGCGACTTCCAAAATTCGATCGCATTGATCTCGTAACGCTTCTACTTGCTGTAGAGAAAGTTTATAAAGACGGTCTGACCCGTGTTCAAATGGAATATCTTCTTCCCAGTAAATTTTATCTGATAATGACATGTGTGCAGGAGTTGAGAGCCCGTGAAAATAATGGATCATAATTTCAGGCGGCAATGGCTTGGCCATCCCGCCTAACAAAACCGCTTCACAGCCGACGCTGCGCGTCGGTGCTTGCTCTGTCTCAGTGTTTGGTGTTGTCATGACTTCGTTCCCCTTCAGTGTTGCGCAGCGCGTCTCACCCTGGTCGTTATATGTCTTCAATTGCCTGTCTTGCTTTTACAATCCCGGCCATTGCCACTTTTGGAAAGTCCGGGCATTTTGTGCTCCACTGCTCAGGCCGCCAAAGATAATTTCTCGCCTCCCTACAAGCATCTTCATATTCTGCTATTTTTTGTTTCAGCTCTTCTATTTCAAGCCTCTGCTTTACAATCAATTCTTCTTTTGTCATTTTTGCCTCGCACCTAATCGAGTAACCAAGGATATCAAACCCTCAACCCCCGGTTCACAATCTCAATCCCCTTGCGCTCCTCATCCAAAAACTTAGCCACCAGCACCCGCTCACGCGCCTTCCAGGTGCCACGATAGTTTCTAGGCTCCACCCCAAGCCGCGTTGCCTTATCCTTCGCCCTAAGCATCGCCCAGCCCCGCCCCCCACAAAACGGACACGAATACAGCAACCCACCCTCATCCGGTATCGACCCACGCCCCTTACACCTCTCACACCGGCACTCAGGCACACACTCCATCAACACAATCTCAGCCAACGCCTGCTTTTGACTAAATGAACAGGCCCGCCAATGATCCGCCTCGCTCATCACCGCCGCCGTCAGCCACTGCACCAGCCAGCGCCTCAGGCTCGTATCACCCAAATACTTATACCGAAGAATCGACTCCTGGATATAACTCGTCCCAGCCAGCGCACCCGCCACATCCTCCTGGGTAATCACCTCACCACCGCCCCCACCAGTCCAGCACGTAGTTTTCGGATTCAAACGAGTCAGCAACGCCTCAGCGGTCCCCATCTACACAACCCTCCAGTTCAAACTCCCAACAAAATGGCTTACCCTTAACCGGCTGTTTCTTCTTCGAACACTTCTCACCCCACGCCTTAGGCCGGAACTCGCACACCGCACAACCATGGTCATCACGCATCTGCTCAGCCCTGGAAAACTCCACGGTATTGGCCGGATCGTAAAACTCCCAATGGCGCAGCTCATTCATTGAACAACTCCTCAACCCAGCCGCCACCCTCGCGCTTTGGCGCTCGACGAATTGCCTTGAACAAAAACCAAGGAAACATCTCAGCTGCCACCTTGATCTTTACCCTGGCATCATCCTCCCAATGACCCTTAACCTCGTGGATCTCAAAACACTCATCTCGCACCACCAAGAAGTCAGGCGTATAGAACGTCTTATCTGCCAATCTCAGCTTTAAACGCTCAAACTCATACCCTTGGATCAAACCGGCTTGTTTCATAGGTTCCAGCACGGTCGCGGCGTAATCCTGCTCCAGCTTATTCATCCGGCCGGTAGGCTGGCGCGGTCTCACAAAACTAGGGAACGCCCGTTTACTCACTCATCCACCTCCAGCCCATGCACCGCAATCGTCCCTGCTCTAACCTGCCGATAGTGCTCAACCGTCGCTATACGGTAAGACCACACACACCCGCCCCCATAGAAGCGCTCACGCTCAACCTCACCAGCATTAACCATCTCTTGGAGCAGATCCGTCGCCTTGTTCGGCGCCATCCTCATCAACATCGCAAACTCAAAAGCAGACACCCACCGTTGAGCCGCATTCAAACAGGTCAATGCAACCTCTCTATCACTCCACGCCATCACTCACCCCCAACAACTCACGCCACCCACCACGGCAGAACTCGCACCCACACCCACCGTTGCTAGGCAGCAAATTAAAATCACCCGCCCTCTCCAGCATCGTGTAAACCTGGATCAGCAGAACCAACTCGCTCCCAAACTTCGCCTCCCAAACACCTTGCCCCGCATGAAAGGCCACCCCGTACCCGCCTGTCTGGTGATGGGCCGCACATAGAGGCAAAGCCAGGTAATGGCTCGACCGCTGCGCCGCCCCCACCGAAAACCGAGTATGGTGAATCGCCGTAAGCTCCAACGGCGTAACCCCAAAGTTTCGATTGCGGCACACGATGCACCCAAGAGACGCCACCGCCCGAAGGTGGCGGCGTTCTTGTTGGGTAGGTGCCTTTGGCATCAGTCAACGATTGCCCAATCATCGGCCAGCATGTCGGTCTGGCTCGCATGCCAAGGTACAACGTTCTCCTGGACGGTCTTCATGGCGATGTACGCGCCATAAGGAACCATTGAGCCAAACGTCTGCCGAGCAGCCGGGGTAACAGCCCTGTATTGGTTCTCTGGCACGTAGTACAAAAACATCCCCTTACCATTCCAACCAGCACGCGCCACCTTATGGCCTTTCTTCATCGCCTCAATAGCCAGGCCAAAGCTCATTCCCACCACAGGACGATAAGCACGTTCAAACACCGCCTTAGGCGACCACGTAACCCGCATCATCGCCATTCTCATCAGCCGGCAACTCCCAACCACGGAACTGGTTGTATTCCAGGCGCGTCATAGGTCTGGCATTGATCAACTTCGCACCGATGTAAGCAGCACACTCGTACTCAGCCCCATCCTCACCCTGCTGAACCATATCAATCGCTTCTTCGCTCATTACGTTCTCCAATCTCAGTTAAAAGGTTGACCGCTTACGCCGGTCAGTCGGCAGGCTCTCAAGGGTAAGGAGTAGACAAAAACCCCAATCAACCTGCTGCCGGTGTTATTCGTGCCTGCACGAGCACTGGCACACCTCCGGCTGGTGCCACCCGCTTTGTTTCAAATATGAAAAGTGTTCACCGTGGAACCTCTACGCCTTCCCTTTCCAGGTAAACGAAATAACCGGGCTCTTCGTCCGCCTCATCCGGCTCCACACCCGCTCACCCAAATGGCGCTCAATCTCCTCAGCATTCACATTGCCCAACAAGATCACAGGCCGAAGCTCCTGCAGACGACGATTAATCACATCAAACACCAACGTCTTAGCCTTCTCTGGATTACCATCAGTCGGCATGCCCACCTCATCCAGAGCCAGCAGATCCTGGCTGGTGAGAATGTCGAACACCTCCGCGTGGCTGTACTCCGTCTTAGCGTTGTAGCCGCTCCTCAACATCCGCAGCATCTCCGAAACCGTCAAAAACATCCCGGTACCGCCCTTGCTCATCACCGCCTGAAGCACAGCGCAAGCAAGGTGAGACTTGCCGGTGCTAGGGTTGCCAACCAAAACCAAGCCCGTGCCCTCCTTGCGGATCTCCTCAAACTTCGCCGCATAGCGTTTACACACATCCAGCGCATTCTGCTGGGCCGGGTAACTCACCTCGTAATCATCAAACCCCTTACCCACAAAACACTTAGGGATCTCCGAACGCTTCAAACGCTTCTCCATCAACGCCTGATAGGTCTTAGCCTTACGATCACGCTGGGCCCGAGCGATATCAGCCTTATGCTTCTGAGAAATTGCCGGAACCACCCGGTCCAAGTAGCACTTAGGGCAACCAACGCCTGGCTCGTTCCTAAACGCACCGTGAGCCGGGCACTCACCCGCCTCACTCATCCTTGAGGAAACCAATCTCGTCGATGGGGGTTGCATCGCTCTCATAATCCTTTTCGCTAAGGCCATGATGGGCAGACGGCGCACCAGCCGCCCCCGAACCAATCACAGCAGGGTTTAAACGCCGCTCGCGCTGTTCACGCACAGGGCCATCAAGGTATTTCGGGGTATGCAGGGTCACGTTGCGCTCGCACACCGCCTGCAACGCAATGTTGGCATCGCCCAGCGTCACACCCATCTCAACCCACTCAACAAACATCCGAGTGCATATCGTGATCTTGGTTTGAGGTAACCGGGTCATGAGCGCACACCACGTACGCCACTCACCTGCAGACTGAGGAACAAACTCACTGCCCAGATCTTTCATCTGCTCAGCCGTCAACGAACGAGAATCAGGCGAATCCGAATCGCTCGCGCTAAGTAGTGTGGTAAAGGATGGGTTAAAGGATGAGTTGGTTGACATAGCTATGTCACCCCCTTGGGACTCAGATGTCACCCCCTTGCACGATTTGTCACCCCCTTGGGCATCCTCAGGGGGGGTCAATATGTCCTCCCCTTTGGTTTCTTCAGGAGGTGCCAAATTGTCACCCCCTTGTGAAGACTTAGAAATCTCATCCACCGATGGAAAACTAACAAGCACATCCAGCAAAATCCGATACTCATTCACCATCTGAGAACCACCAGCAGGAAAGAACACCCGGCGCTCACCCACATGAACCAGAACACCCTCATCACACAGCTCACGAAGCACACGACGCATCTGGCGCTCACTGATCTTGCAAAACCTCGCCAGTGTCGGCACAGACTTGTAAATATCACCACCATCATCACTAGCCACATCAGCCAGCTTCAACATCACCAGCAGCTTAGTGGAGCCGTGCGGGTAGTGATCCCATACCAGTGATTGAACCTTAATACTCATTAATCGCCTCCCTGAGCGCCCTACAAACCCTTGCGCCGTCTCGGGCAATGCATCTTCGAACGCTGCACCCGAATACCCCGATCAATCAGCGCCTCAATCGCACACGCACCGCGAGACTGGGAAACTTCTTTAGCGAGTTCCTTCTTAGGCTTTGGCTTGTGGATGGAATCGAGTGAAATGGTTCTAGCGCTACCTGACACATGTAAACGCGGGTGTTGCGGCCGTGGCTCATCAAATAAAAACAACCCTCGCATGAGAGAACCAAGGCGCGTCATCAAAGGCGAAGCGCCAAATAAACCAGCGGTACCACTCATGCCGCACCCCCATATCCCCAGCCAATCAAAAACACCAGGCACAGAGAAACCACCAACACATAAAACTTAATAAACCGATCAGTAACATCAGGAACCCGGTCACTTGCACGACGCCTAAACTCAGCCATAGCCATGTTTACCTCCACGTAAATTCATCAAAACAGATGATTAAAACCACGACC